CTCAAGACCGGCCTGGCAGCGGACCTGGAAAAAGTCACTGCCGCTGGAGCTGTAGCCCTGCCAGGTAGCCATAAGCTGAGACCGTGATGCTGCTCTTGGCGGGCAGGACCAAATTGCCAAATTTCACGTAATTAGCGTCCTCAACCCAAGCGGCGGTTGCTGTAGGCGTGGCGACCTTAACCGTGGGAACAGCGTGATTCACTGAGCAATAGAAAGCCGTGTCGTCCGCCGTTGCACCGCCATTCGCATAGAGGTAAAGATCGTAGGTGCCGGAGGGAAGATTACGCAGCGAGAACGAGTTTAGCCGGGGCGTAATGCCGTTATAGCCACCAACCCAGGAACTGAGCATCGAGTCAAAAAACGCTGTTTGACCGGCTGCCGCTGATAGGATGCCGCGCTCGAACCAAACTTTTGTAGCCTGGCCATTGAAGTTGTTCAAAAAGAAGCCCTGCGTGGCTGGAAATAGAACGCCGCCGTAGCAATAGTAGCTGTAGTAGCCGCTGTTGCTCAGCGGAGAGAAATCCAAAGCAGGAACTACATGCCACACATCGCCCGACGTTCCTACAACAGCCGGGCCGTTCTTGTTTCCAGAGCCATTAAAATCCAGATCAAATAACACTGGGACAGGTGCCGGGGGTATGAAGTAGCGGATACCTTGCCACAGTAATGATTCAATCAAGCTGACCGCAGTCGTGAGCAAATCAGGAGCCTGGTGCAGCTTGCGCTCCTTCTGGTAGCTAATGGCTCCATCCATGACCCCGAAGTATTTGTTGATGTGCGTGGGGTCTTGCAGCACTCCATTATACTCAACACCAAAAAAGACCTGATTTTGCGCAGTTGTTCCTAGCAACGCGCCCCGCGTGATCGGCCCGTAGCGGGCGGCAACACGGCTGAGGCCATGCACATACGTCTTAATGCCACAGCCATGATCAATGCGCACGGCTAAGGAGCGCACCAGGCCGAGGTCATTGCGCCATTTCGCGCCCAGGACTGTTATGAGGTCCACGGTGCCGTCGCCCGGCGCGACGATCGACTGGCCTGCGGGAATAGCTAAGGTCAACCCATAGTTAGTTGGCGCAGTCCTGGAGAAGGCATAGACAACCTGAGCGGGTTGCACGCAAGGCGGTCGTAGCCTTTTCAGAATGACGTGGCGTAGAGCACTCACAAATGGGGTATTTGCAAAATGTTTTCAGCGAACAGCGTAGCTTCCAGCGCCAGGGTGCCCGAGCGTTCATAGGCCAACTCCGTGAGCTTGAATGCAGCGAGCCACGTGTTCTCCAATCGAAAGATACCAGAGACATCCAGCCCTGTCTGCTGAGCGAAGAGAGCGCTGAAGCTGTTGGCCTGCTGTGTCTGTGTCTGTGTCTTCGTCCGGGTCGTGGACGAACCCCCCTCAAAAGTAGAATTGAACGTGTTCTGGCCAGGCTGCACCATCTGCACCGAGGACTGAGATGACAGGACTAGCATTGGCTGCCCCTTGAGCAGATAAATGTAAACAGGAAAGGCGTAGTTGATGCGGTAGTTTGCGTCGAGCTGGAAATTAGCCTCGTTGCCGACTGGCCCGCGTCCGGCCCGCACCACGCTACGCCAAACGTTCATGAACTTGTAAATCGAAGACTCGGTGCCCGCGCTGCCGTTCTTGGTCGCCTTGCCTCCGTCATCCACAACGAAAGTTATGCGAATTGCATCCAACGGCTCGTCCCAGCTGGGCATGTTGTAGCTCCGTGAATCGCGCCGCACTGTTTCCGGCTTAATCTTCAATTCTGGCAAGGAAACCGTCGCAGCGTAGTAGCGCGGAATATCATCCAACCGAATGCTGATATTCTGGTTGCTATTAAGTTCGCCAATGGCCTCGCTCAGATCGACCTGCCAGAGATCGGATCGCTGAGGGTTGAGGCCACCCTGCTTGCCCCACGGGTTAATGATGTCTTTGACGATGTCTTTGATTCGTGCCATGTGCTGTTACAGTCTGCTGTTCTACTGCTGTAACTACAGCGTATGGGCTTGATTGGCATATATTTGGGCATAGTCGAAAAAGTCGGTGATCCTGAAAAGCTTGGGCGCTTAAAAGTGCGTGTTCCCACTGTTTACGGTATCCAAGGCGATCAGATCGGCGCGGTCACCGTGGACAATTTGCCGTGGGCTCTGCCGATGGGCCTGCCAGCAGGGGGCTCGGACGCTTCGGGCGGCTTATCCATGCTCCCCGAAATCGGTGATCAGGTCGCTGTTCAATTTCTGGATGGCGAGCCGGAAAAGCCGGTATGGCAGTGGTTGATGCAAACGCAGAAACAGGCAAAGGACTTGCAACTTCACCAGTATGTCAGCGACAACGGAACAGCAGGAAACTCGGCCAGGGCGATACTGACGCGCTATGGGCATAGCCTGGAGCTGCGAAGCGACAAGCTTACCCTAACGACCGCTGAGGGCCAGCAGGTGTTGCTTCAGACCAGTAAGTCCGCCTCGGGCGGCACTGCGGCACTGCAAACCCCCAAAGGCCAGGGTGTCACGGTCAACGATGTCAGCGAAAGCATCGTGCTCCAGGCCCTGGCATCTGCGATCATCTCGGCCAAAAGCGTCATCCTCAACGCACCAACGAGCGCTTTGATAAAAACGGAGCGCCTTTCGCTCGCAGTCGGGACAATCATGCTCACGATTCAGAGCGGGTCCATTACGATCATGGCGCAGTCAGGTGCTTCCGTCATTATCGATGATTCCGGCAACATCTCCCTGAGTGCAGCCAGCGGCGCTAATCTCTCCCTGGAAACAGGCAAGGCTCAGTTGAGCGAGCCGACCGGCACCGGCAGCGTCGTTTGTGAGGCGGGTAAAGTTTCAGTTAACGCTCCTCAATTCGTAGTCAACACCGCTGCCTTCTCCGTTGGCACATCAATGGGCTGGCCTGTGGTCTTGATGTCCCCAAGCGCCCTGGCCTGGTTCATGGCCCATACGCACAGCAACGGCAATAACGGATCGCCAACAGGCCCGTCGATTATGCCCTATCCAACGGACGGGCAATCCTTAACAATGCGCACGACTTGATCTATGGCTACTGCATCAACAGGCTTCAGTGGAAATTCCGTAGGTGGTTCAATCGGTGTTCCTGGCGATGGCGCGCTCGCTCTTGCAGGCATCAGCGGCGGAAGCGTGTCCGCTACCAACACCGGCTCGGAGGGTTTGGCTGACTACACGGTCGTCGTGCAAATTCCCATCCCCTTTGCGAACCTGAGTCTGGACCTTGATCTGGCGGGGGCTTTCGTGCTACCTGTTATGACGGCGGTCGGGGTCCCCAAGGCCATGCAATTCCTGATCGGCAATATATCGAATCTGGTCCAAAACATTATCAATGACGCCACGCTGCTGATTAGCGCCATTCCAGACACGACCTTCACGATACAGGTAAAGCTTGGTCCCGCCGTGATTTATAGCGTCCAGCTCGTCGCAGAGAAGGTGCCAATGGAGATTAGCCCGCCCACCTTCCAGTTAGCGCTACCCAACTTCGGTGCCGATGCCGGGCTGAGCATAGGTATTCCTGGCAGCGCAGCAACAATCATCCGGGTGCCCATACCCGTGCCTGTCTATACTCCCGTTCCGTTACTCGGCATCAGCGGAGGGAAAGTCTCTGTCGGTGCCAATGCCGAGGTTGTGCCGGGACAGTCAGAATCGGGCGCTGGCGCGGTGGCAGGCACGGCAGGAGGCGCAGGAGGCGCGGTAGTTGGCCCCTCTGTCGCTGTGCCCACAATCAGAAATCCAATTTCTCTGCCCAACATCTAAATTTGCCGTTCTTGGCAGTATGGCTCTAAATAGCAACATTACCGATCGACGATCGAGGCGCGAGAAATTCAAGAAGGAGATCACTTTGATCTCCGGTGGATTTGCCAGCCCTGAAGCCTTCCCCGAAGGCAAAATCACAGTCTATCCTTGGGACTCAAGCATCGATGCCTGGCTGACTGAAGCGGCCAATAAGGCGACCGGAACCGATCGCGACCGCCTGCTCTACGATTTGATGACCAAAATCTGTAACCTCAACGGTTGCAAGCTGGAAGATTTCGTGCTCGGCGATGTGAATGCGGTGCTTATGACTGCCCGTTCCATTGCCAACCAGAACCAGATTCAATACCTCACCGTCTGCCCCAAGTGCGGCAAAGAAGAAATAGCCAATGTCCAAGTGCCGGAAGAGCTGAAGCCAATCGGACAAAAACCTGCGGGTTACAAGGGCACTGATGCGGTCACCTTGAGCGACTCCAAGGACCTTGTGGAAATCCGGCCTCTACGCATCCGAGACGAGCTGGCCATTGGAGGCCGCGCCATTGAAGAGCGCAATCGTATCAGCAACCACATTGCTCACATCATCGCCCCGGTTGTCACTGTTAACGCGACCCAGGCCGACCGCATCGAGGAGCTACTGGAATGGTATGAGGCGCTGTCACCGCACGACTCCAGACAACTGGAAGATTTCATCGAAATCAGCATGCCGCATCTGAGCCAGGAACTGCCTCACAAGTGCGAAGAGTGCGGAAACCTGTGGGCGCATCGACTTGTGCTGGACCAGGAGTTTTTTCGTTCGGGCCGCATGGGGACGGCGGGAAGAGCGCTGGCGGCAAATCTTTGAGTTGTGTTGGGACGATAGCAAGGGCTTCTGTGTTGACTTATCCACGGTCCCGGACTACGCCCTTGACTTGTTTATGGACTGGCGAAACGAGCGCGTTATCGAAGAAAATTCCAAGCACTGAGCATGGTTGACCTTATTATAGACTCGAATAGTCTTTTTGCAAGGAGTTGGTATGCAATCATGTCCAAGGCAGACGGCAGTCCACAGGACGTATTGCGGGCCTCCATCTGCACCATTCTGTCGCTGCTTAACGTAAACAACGACAAGCTGGGCGACAGAGTGGACCGAATTCTCTTTGCCTGGGACGGCGCAAACAAACGCGACAAGGGCCGCGCCGCTAAGCCCGTTCAATATCACACCACGCGCAAGCTGCTAATCGATTACCTGACCTTCCTGCTCAGCCCCACGCACGCCTGCTCTGACAAGCACGAGGCCGATGATGTGGTCGCTACGGCAGTGCGCCAGAGCGATGCCGACACGATCTACGTGGTATCCGGCGATAAGGACCTCCAGCAGCTAGCCGGGGAGCGCGTAAACTACTATTGCCTCAACCAGAAAGCCACGATGTCCTCGCGAGCGATACGAGACAAGTGGGGCGTTAAAGACCCCAAGCAGGTTTGCATTGCCCTGGCCATCATCGGAGACAGGATCGACTGCATCGCAGGCATCCACGGCTGGGGCCAGAAGCGCGTAAAGAAGCTATTTGAAGCCGTGCCTGAAGGCGCAACCCTGGAAGAAGCTCTACTGGCGATCGAAGCACAAATACCTGAAAAGCTGCTGCCCAGCTTTTATAGCGATCTCGATCTGACCCTATTGAACAGCGCAGTCCCCGGCGTTCCGCCCGCGTCTCCAATCAGCATGGCCCCGCTTGACTCGATTGTGGAGCTTCAGCTGCCTAATTTCATGGAGTTTTACCGGCCCGTTCACCGACTCTATCACGGGCGCACGGATGCCGCTGGGGATGAAGAAGACGCGCCCGAAGGGGTAAGGGAATACTAGCTTCGAACGACCCCGCCAAGCTGCGTTTTCAGGTCACGAAGGATTTCATGCAACTCTGTGGCATCTACGGTCATGGCACTGTGGCCGGTCGCGGTGACCCTGTAGGCACGAAGGTATCCCTGGTTATCGTATGAAATCCAGCCCTTCCGGCACTTGATCCATCGCTTTTCCTCTTGAAGCGCAGCTTCAAGGATGCCTCGGGCGGTCATAGCGCCATAATGGGCAGAGCCCCGCCCGCCGCCCTATTCCAGTAGCGAGTAACCGAAAAATCAAGAAATGCGCCGCCGCTGGCGTTGGCAATCATCTGCACTTGAGGGTAATTCGAAGTCACCTTGAAGCTGCGAACTTCGTTGGCCATCAACGTGTTATAGAAGTCGCTGCCTGCGGTGCCCAGGTCCACCCAGGCTGTTCCATTATACTCCTGGAACCGGTAATTGAGGGTATTCACCCCACTGTTCTTGATAATGGTCAGCATCGCTACCGGCCCCTGCTGGAGCACGGTGAACATAGTGCTGACAGCTTCTCCAACAACTTGGCCGTCCGTAACTTGAATAATCATTAGTATTCCTTATTAGAACCTGACCCTCCACGTATAAGTGGGCGAGAAGTCACTTGACTTATTTACGCCTACTGTCCGCACTCTGCGGGCGATCAAAGTATTGTTACCGGAAAACAGCCCCATCTCAGTAATTAGGCTGCCATTCGCATCGGCTAAGCCCAAAGTAAAGGCTGCCCGCACCACGAAAGCAGAGAGAAAATCAATCGAGTCCAGGGGGCCGGTGTATTGGGCGCTGGCAAGCGCTACAGGGGACTGTAGCGCGACATCGGTTGTCTTAGCCGGGCGAGTGCCGGTGCCGACGCCGAAATTCTGGCACACGTAGTTCTGAATCGGAGCACGAAAGGCAAAGGCGTAAGCGAGGAGCTGCCGTCCCCCGTCAACGAACAGGTTAGGTGAAATCTCGGCCCCCGGCTGAATCCAGCCGTAACGGATCGCCCTTTGAACCGAGATTTCCTTTCCAAAGGAATCAACAATCCGGGAAATGGTAACTAGACCTTGCGGGCGCATCAGAGAATGACTTGCAGTGTATCGATGCTTTCAGGATACCAGCGATCGCACTGAAGACTGAAGCTCATGGTCACGTAGTTCGACGAGGTCATGTCCGCATCCACGAACTTGAGGCCACTGATCCAGCAGCCTTCCAGAATGTAAACCGCCCCATCCTTCATGGTGTCCTCGCCGGGGCGCGGCTGGCCATGAATATCAGCGATCTGCTTCTTCATGTTGGGCACGAGCCAGCGCAAGTAGCCCTTGCACTTAACCTCCGAGGTCAGGCCCACGCCGCCCGTGATCGGATTGGCGATGAGATAAAACCACTTTTCCAGCGCTTCCGCTGTGCGCTGGGCAAAGGCATAGCGCACGGGAATTTCCGCCGCAGGCGTAGCCGCATCGCCGCCGATCTGCATGTTGGTCTGCTGCATGTATTTGACTGCCGTCGTGTCCTTCTTCCGGTCAGGAAAGGGAAACTTCTCGATTGCAAACTCCACATGCTCATCCCAGGGCAATCCGATAGCGGTCGGCAGCTCCAGAGTGACCTTGAACAGGTCGATGCGCTGAAGGTCGAGTTTTGAGCCTTGCGACCCAAACGTATTCCTATACTTGAGACGTGCCATAAACTTGCTCTCTTAATCCAGTTGTTTAGTCCGCCGTAGCGTTCTTCAAATCAGCGCCGCTGCTGTTGACCGTCGCCGTAATGTAAATGCGCTCAACGCTGTCCACCGGGACCAAAGCCAGGTTAACGATGACTTCTCGGCGATTCCGGGTGTCCGGCGTATTGTTCGAATCGTCAATGACCAGGTTGTATTCCTCGATACCGCGCTCCGTCTTGACTGAATCCAGGAACTGGGTGTAAGCCAGGCGGATGCGCATCAACAGTTCGGCATCGTTGGGTTCGAACACAAAACGCTTGCCGATGATCGCCAGGTTGTTGACCACGTAGTTGACGAGGACAACGTTGTGGACCACCGAGAGCTTGCTCTCGGCAACCTGCAACGTCCGCTCGCCCCACAACTTGATCTGCCCATTGTCCAGTAAGATGGCGTTTATGCTCTGGCCGGTGCCAACGCCATACATGGCCTGCTTGGTGTCGTCGCTGACATGCTCGTTTTCAACAGTCTTGGCTTCGGGGATTAGGCCGCGAGTCTCGCCCGCCGCCGCATACCACGGCTTGTCGCGGTCAAAGGTGAACGCCAAGCAACGCAGCGCGCCGAGGGTCGGGGGCACCCACTTGGTTTGCGCAGTGAACGGATCAGTGATCGTAAACCAGTTCCAGAAAACGGCACCGCTATAGCTGTCAATGCGGCCCCGCCCGCTGTAGAGACCGTGCCCATTGTGCCAATCGATTGCCTGGCGAGCCGTGAGACCCGGAGGCA